ACAATTCCCTAGGAAGCAATAATAATAACAATAATAACAATTCCCTAGGAAGCAATAATAATAACAATAATAACAATTCCCTAGGAAGCAATAATAATAACAATAATAACAATTCCCTAGGAAGCAATAATAATAACAATAATAACAATTCCCTAGGAAACAACAATAACAATAATAATATGCTTGGTGGAGCAAAAACAAAACAAAAAGTTAATGTTAAAGGTGTTGGTATGAGAGTTGTTAGAAGAACAAAAACTGGAAAGAAATATGTTTTAGCAAACGGTCACAGAAAATATTTATAAACATATTACAACATTAAATATATGAAATGTCAAATATGTAAATTTGATTTTGATAATTGTATATCTTGTTCACAATGTTCATTAGATGTATGTAAACATTGTATTCATCCTCAGAAAGATGGTTGGCTTGATGAGAATGATTTTATAAAAAAAGAATATCAAAAATATTTGAACGATTTTGGATTTTTAATGGAAGAAACATTAATTTATAATTTTAATTCTTATGAAGATTTGTGTTATGAGGAAGAATCATATTTGATGTATTTAGAATATTTTGATTGTTGGTGTTATAATTGTGTTTATAAAAAAATGATCGAAGACGAAAATAGAAGATTGAAAGAAGAAAATAATAAGCTAAAGATTTTATTGATTCAACAAAAATGTAACAAAGACATATTAAAATCCATTTATAATTTTCTTTGATTCTAGAAACAAATATAAAAATAAACTAATAATTAAAAAAAATGTATGATGATACTTGTTCAAGTTGTGGTGTAATGTTTGGTGATGGAGGTGAATGGAGACCTAATATAAAATGTCAATCTTGTGATTTTTATGTTTGTCATAATTGTTGGACTTTGGAAGATGACAAATATGATGAAATGACTTATGATGATTGGTTTGAAATAGATTGGACTGATTGGTTGGTTATCGAAAAAAATATTAAAGGTTGGTGTATGGGATGTTATAGAATCAAAGAATTGGAAAAAGAAAATAATAAGTTAAAGATTTTATTAATTCAACAAAAATGTAACAGATATATACTGAAATCTATTTATGATTTTCTTTGAGAAAAATAGGGAAAATGATTTTTTTCATTTCGGGGAAATATATAAAGTGTAGTTGATACATCTTATATATGTTGCTTTTTGAAATTCGTGATTCTAAGAAGATTGATATCTTTACAACTATTTTTTCTAATATGAAAGAGTTCACAGAAACAATGAATATTTTAATGGATTCTGAAAAAATGATTATTCAAGGAATGGATAAATCACACGTACTTCTCCATGATCTTGAATTCGCAAAAGAGTGGTTCGACGAATACGGTGTAGATGGCGATACATTGGATTTTGGGTTGAATTCAGAAACGGTAAATAAAATCTTGAGTTTTCGTGCTAAAGATCAATTGATTCGTGTATTATGTAAAAGCGTAGATTCGGAAAACATTAATTTTGAATTTTTAAACACAGATGACAACAGTAAAGAGTTCAACAAATATCTTGAAACTGGCAAAATTGTTATTGAATTTGAACTAATGAATATCCCACTAGTTGATTACAATAGTACAATTACTATTGGTATCAAAAGATTCAAAGCTCTAATGAATGATTTGACCAAAATGGGTAAAAAGATTTCATTCAAATGTGTTGAAGATAAATGCTCACTTTCCACAACATCTACAAAAATTGATATTGAAAAAAAGAATGTAATAGATTATAAACTAGATGGCGATCCAGTTGATATCAGCTTTTCACTTGAACTACTTCAAACAATTTGTAAAGTAGAAAAACTTTGCAATGAAGTTCAAGTCAAACTCAGTGATGTTGCTCCAATTCTTGTTCAATACAATATTGGAGATGAAGATGACGAAACAAGAGAACAACTCAAGATTCATTTCCATTTGGCACCTTTTGAAGAGGACGAGGAGGATGAGTAATCATCTGTGTCGGTTGTACACATTAGTGGTATGACGAGGAGGATGAGTAATCATTCTATGTTAAGTTCAGCGGTATCAATATATTTTGTTTTATAATTAATTGCTCTGTTTTTTGCATCCATTTCTCCATATTTTCTAATACTAAACTTCTTTAAAATTTCTTTACCTTTACAATTTTTTGCATTTACTTGCCAATATTCATAATCTCCTGTTCTAACTTTATAAACTCCACAAACACCTGATAATGGATTCTCTTTTCTTTTATTCCCACTGTTACTTTGAATCCAATGTAACATATCTTGTGTAATAATATGTACATTCTTCTTTGTAAAATCCATCTTGTCCCCATTTAATTGATAAATATATTTACTTCCATATGCTAATTCAGGAAAAGTAACATATTTCTTCCTACCTATATTATCCCTCATACATGTAGAAGGATACTCTAACCTGTTTTGTATTCTCCAATTATATTTATCAACAATATCCAAATGTTCTGGTTCAACTTTCATATACTCTTCATCTTTTCCCAAATGAACAAGTAAACATCCATCACCTTTCATATATTTATTTACCACAGTATCGTGTTCCCTATTCCATTTCCTCTTACATTTAACAGCATCAGTATACGCATCCTCCTCACTTGAATAATCATTATGAAAAAACTCTTTCATAAAATTATATTTTTTATTCCTTACCTGAAATACACATTTCTTTCCCCTTTTAATAATTTTACCAATATATTTCTTGATATTATTTGGATAATAAAAGTTAAAATCCATTATACTATATTATTTTCCAGATAAAATTGAATAGATTAAAACTTAATATATTAATCAAAATTTTTTATAATGTTATTGAAAATGCTTTTAATGTATTTTTCAATAACGAGTTTCTCCCTATTTCTACCAAATTGATCAAGTTTACTTGTATATCTATCTTCTAATAATTTATATTTATTGGTATCTATTTTTTTGGAACAAGATGTTCTTCCAAGTAACATCATATAATTTTTTTGATAAGGTTTCCAAATAGAATTATCACGCAAAGAAAAAGATGAAAATAAATCCATATCAGCCTTTATAAATTCACAATAGTGACCAACAATGGCATTATGTGCAAGTTCATCTATTTTAAAATGTTCCTCACATTTATTAAAATAAAGTGAAGAACAACCATATACACCCTCAATCAAATAATCATCTTTAGCACACCTCTCATATGTATAAATATAAAGGTACACTTTATTCAATTGTTTATGATAATTCATTAATAAAAACATGGGCATTGTGAACAAAAAATCATCATAATATTTCCTCAATGCTATGATACTATTCTTCTCAATATGGATATATTTGTTCTTCAATTTAGTCATCATTCCCTCTCCTTTGTAATATTCATCTCTATTCGGATTTATCAACAACCCTCTAAATCCACAATTGTAGAAAAAATCTCCATCACATCTATTTTTCCCCACCAAAACAGGAATATTCATTTGCTTCCCCTGTCGGAACACAAAATATGGTTCATCAATTATAGTATTACAATCAATAATTGGTCCAAATAAAGATTGGCATTGTATTTGTTGATTTTTCACAACAAATTTCTTATATTTCTCATTAATTTCCTTTGCACTCATTTTCCTCATTCGCAATATCTGATTTTTACCTTGACCTACTAATTTATCCCCAATTAAAACATTAATATCAGATTTTCGCCTAATATTATAAACCAAACTGAAAGAATTAATTATAGCCTTCTGGAACAATCCTTCATTATCTTTATTAGACATCAAATAAATAATAATATTCGCTCCACTTCCATCACCCATCAAAGTGATGTTATTTGGATCACCACCATAAGAAGTAATATTCTTTTTTATCCAGTTTATTGCACAAACTATATCCATAATTCCATAATTTCCCGATGTTTTATATTTTGATTCTTTGTCCAACTCCTTGTGGTAATAAAATCCAAAAATACCTAATCTATAATTAATTGTGACCATCAAGATATCTTCATTAGCTACATCTTTGTTTAAAAACTTATCATCATTATTGTTAAAATTAAACATTGTATCTGTTAAATAAATAAGTATAGGTAATTTGTTCCTTTCACAGGTTGGTGTTAAAATATTGAGATATAAGCAATCTTCACTTTCAGAATTCTTACTGAAATAACTTGTCAATGTACTCAAATTAAAGTTACTGAACATCTCATTGATGTGACTTCTCATTACCCTTTTCATATCTTTAATTTCGAAAGGTCGATTACGATAATATGTAGCATCATAAATATCCTCTGAATAATTTGATCTCCACAATATTGGAGGCTTCCATCTCAAAGAATATAAAGGTGGATGAGCATAAGGTATTCCTTTAAATAATAAAAAAGTTTTTTTAGTTCCAACCATATCACCTTTAACCTTTCCTAAATTCGTATTTATGATTACATGTTTGGTGAAATGTAACATATAAAATATAATGTATATTTTCTTAAATTAAATGTAAAAAAAATCTATGGTAAAATAATGAAAAATATGAATAAAATCATTTATTATTACCAAACATTTACTGGTTTAGAAGATATTTTAAACCAGAAACCAAGAGTAGTTACAGATATTATTATTTCCTCAATACATTTTGGATTAAATATAGACGGTTCTCCATACATCCACATTAATGATAATGATCCTGATGATAAAACATTTAATGCTATGTGGAGTGAAGCTTTCATTGCAAGCGATATGGGTATTAATGTTCATTTAATGCTTGGTGGTGCTGGAGGAGCATTTGTAGATTTATTTGAGAATTTTGAAGTTTATTATAAATTATTACTTGATTTAATAAATTCCAAACAATTTATTAATGGTATTAACTTAGATGTAGAAGAATCTATAGGCCTTGACAAAATTATTACATTGATTGAAAGATTAGATAAAGATCTGGACAAAGATTTCCAAATCACTCTAGCACCAGTTAGTTTCGCTCTTGTTACAGATACATCTGGAATGGGTGGTTTTTCGTATAAAGATTTGAAAAATTCACATATTGGTGATAGAATTAGTCAATTAAATGGACAATTTTATGGGGATTTTACTTTTGAGACATATGATAATGTGATAAAGAATGGTTATAGTGCTGAGGAGATTGTTATAGGTATGTTGGGTAGTGAATATGATCAGAATAGTATGAAAGATGCTTGTGCTGAGGTGAAGAAGATAGTGGCTAAGTATCCTAATTTTGCTGGTGTGTTTGTTTGGGAATATTGTATTGCACCTCCTGATAAAGTGAATCATGCTTTATGGGCTAAGATGATATCTAATGCTATAAAGCAGGAGAGACAAAGGCAGAAGTTTGTTGTTTTTTATAATAAATTGAAAGATTTTTTTGAAAATTTAGGTTTAAAAATAAAAGAACTATTTAAAAAATAAAAAATCTATTATAACTATTATGAGTAACCAACAACAAGATTGGGAATTATTAGATCCACAATTAAAAGATCAAATTAATAATTTGAAT